GTTGCTACTGTTGGAGAACATACTAGGAAGTTAGCACCACCTCTAAGAGTCTTCTGGTGAATCTTGTTAGATACTTTCTGAATCTTAGTACCTAAAGTTTGGAACCACTGACCTTGTGTGTTATAGAAGTCAGCAGTAGTGTCTACAAATCCTCCTTTGCCAGCATTTGCTGCATTACTCCATACTTGGTTGTTTTCAGCAGACCAGTAATCTTCTGTTGCTGCGTCAGCAATCAACATGTCTAAGATCTCTAGATCAATCTCCATTGAGATGTATTCACTCAACATTGAAGTCAACTCAGCCTCAGCATCAATACTGTGGTAAGCGTTCAAGTCTTGTGCGAATTCTGGAGTCCACTGTGCTTTCAACTTTCTAGTCTTAGCAACGATTGCTTCAGAAGCAAGCTTTACATCGATAGTTGGGATAGTGATAGAAGTATCAACTGCAGCAGAAGAATCTGCTTCGAAGTCACCTCTACTGTTATCAGCAGGTTGCTTAGAGTAGTTTACTGCATCGATAATTCCACCTTGACCACCGTCTACGACGAAAACGATAGAGCTACCTTGAATTCTTGTGAACTCAGGAAGTAAACCTGCAACAGTTACAGCTGCACTACCAGAAGTTGGTACAAAAGAACGGATAGCAGTCAAATCTGGCTCAGTTAAATCTGCGATAGCAACAAATGCTTCTTCTTTAGCAGTGTGATCGAAAGCTTCGTTGAAGTTTACAGATGCAACAGTAGCTGGAGTTACAATTCCAATAGGAGTAGAGATGTCAGCTGCAACGTTGTTGATAGAGTAACCGAATCTACCTGCACCGTACAAACCACCTTCTGCGTCACCGTCAGCAATAGTCATTTTGTCACCAGCAGTAGATACGTCACCGTAAAGGTTCTCGTTAGCATTAAATACACCACTATCATTACCGTACTTGAAGTCTAGGTAAAATACTAGACCAGAAGGCAAGTTCATAGGCTGAACAGATACGAAATCTTTAGCAGCGATTTGAGCGAATACCTTTCTTACCATCGGTAAAGCAACACCTGCCCACTGCTCGCCTTGACCAGCAGAGAAGTTTGCAGAGGTTCCAGTAGTGTTAGCTTCAGCAACGATTTGCTTAGCTTGGTTCTCTAGAATCATTGCCATGTTGTTCTTGTCGTGGGCTTCAAGACCTTCTAAAAGACCTGAAGCAGTCCACTTGGAAGCTAATTTCTCAGAATCAGCTTGCATCACTTTATATCCTTGTGATGCTTCATTCAATAAATTGTTAATTTCCATTATTTCTTAAATAATAAGTTACTTGATAATACCAGCAAGTTGCTGCATTCTCCTTACCTGAGAAGATACCTCTGTGATAACTTCAGGTTTAGATGGTGCGTTACCTACTGCCGCAGAAGCGAATCCTCTGCTTTCTTTTACTACCGCTTTTTTAGTAGTAAAACTCTCTGCAACCGTTTCGAATACAAGTTTTACCTCTTTTACTGTTTCAGCTTTGTCAAATGTAGCAATAACATTTGCTTTCTGCGATTCAGTCAAGTTGTTACCCTTGAATACTTTGTTTACATAAAGAAGTTTAGCGTTCAATAAGTTAGTCTCTTGAAGCTGTGCTTTCAACTCTTCTACCTGTGCAAGAGCTTCTTTAAGCTCATCGTACGGATCGAAGTAAGTACGCTCTTTAATTTCAGCTTCTTCTTCCTTCACTTCCTCGTCAATGTCAAGGTCATCTTGATTCCCTTGCTTGTCATTGTCGTTAAACTCTTCATCTAATTCTTCTGAGAGTTCTGCTAGAAGTTCATTGATGTCTATTTCCTCCTCGTCTTCCATTGGAAGTTCTTCGGCACCTACGTCCATCATGTCTTCTGCTCCTTCTTCAGAACCAATCTCCGCTCCTTCTTCTCCCATTTCTTGAGAGATGATATCACGAATCATGTCTTTTAAGTCATCTACAGTTAAATCACTGTCTGCGACTTCTTCGTCACCAGCAGGCTCTTCACCTTCTGCTTCTTCTTCCTCTGCTTCGTCTTCAGATTCTTCTGAATCATCCTCTGCTTCTTCGTCTGCTTCCTCTTCAGCAACTGCTTCTTCAACTTCCTCTTCTACTTCTTTGTTGTAAGTTTCTTCAACTTCTTCATCTGCATTTTCTTCCATTTCTTGAAGTTTTGCAGCTAAAAGTTCTTTCAACTCAGGAGTAATAGATTCTTCTAAAGCTAGTTTTGCGTTAGCGATTGCAGCTTCACGGATAGATTTAGCATCAGCAATAGCTTGCTTGAATAAATCTTGTGTAGCCATAATAAGTTACTCGATTGTTTTGTACGTCTATTGAATAATGACGTAATAGAATATTTTGTTTACTAGAATACTATAAGTGAATAGTATATTTGTAAATAAATATGTATGTTTTAAGAAAACTGAAGTGCTATGACTAAATGTCCTGTAATACCTCTTTGATTATCTCAGATATCTCTTCTTTTCTAAAACCTTTGACTACTGTCCTTGGATTAGAAGCACTCAATAGGTCAGTCAAGGTGGATATCCTCTTATCAATGAAGGACTGCATCAACTCTAATGTCTCAATGTCAAACTCGTCGTTGATAGCATTTATAAAATCTTCAGTTTTCATAATAGATTAGGGTTCTAACTCTTACCCTCTGTTACAGATGCTTTTCTGTAATCAGTAACGAGTTTCTTGATCTCGCCTAAAGCTTTTCTTGCTCTACCGCTAGATGCTTTCGTTGTACCTTCGTGTCCTTCTTTGAAATCTACGTAAAGGGTTTCGATTTGTTCAAATAGTTCTTGTGTGTTCATGTAACTGTTTTTATTAAAAATTAATTATTGGTATTCTATTATAAAGAACATAAACAAGTAGTAGAACAGATTATCTCTCTGATAATACCATTTACTTTGTGATACTTGTCCTGTGTTCTGGTTGTTCCTTCATTTAAAGAGACTGGGGATAGGAATGCTCCATGTGTTGATGGGTTGGAAACGAAGTCCCAACATACTAACTCAAAATCATCCTGTACTTCTAAGGTATTTTCATTAGTCTGTGTGACTGATCCTGTTCCTCTTGAGGAAATACCTATTGTATGTCCTGCTTTTACTATCTCCTTTACAATATTACCTGCTGGAGTGTTTAGTAACTGTACTTTTCCCATCAAATCATCACCATCCCACCATAACTTCTTTACTACATGTGATGCATTCTGTAAAGATACTACAGGAGATTCAGGATGATCTAACTCTCCGTAAGCATTACCTACATCTACGAAGTTTTCTGTGTAAAGTTCTACCTCTCTCTTTAGAATCTCTGGTGAGTAAACTCTACCGTTCTGATTCTTAGCATTAGCTCTTTGCATAACACCCTCAACAAAGAAGGTACCTGGTTGTTCTGTACTCTCTAATAAGACAGACTTGAAAGGTGTGTAGGTGGTGAGTAACATATTATCCTTGGATTACCTCTTTGATTAGTTTTCTAAAGACTTCCTTTAGATCTTTAGGAGAAGATTGACTTCTCATCTCTTCTGCTGTTCC